AGCAGAATCTATGGTACTTGCCTTGACGCATAAATACAAATCTTTATCATCAGTAATCTTTTCATTGGAAAATAATGTAATATTATGAACAGAAGTATTATTAATAAATGATTCGTCTATAGATGTAAATACCTTGCTTTCTTTGATTCTTGTCATTGCATTTCTCCATCTATTTATTGCTTCTATTGAAATAAACAATAGAGAAGAATCGTCCTTCTTGAAATCTCTCTCGTCTTGGTAATAATCAGGAATAAACTCCATAGTACTATAATTACGAACATATTCAGAATTTTGTCTAGTCTTTACAAACAAGCTGTACACAATCTTTTTCTGTATTTCCTTTGATCTGACAATAATCTTATCTTCCTTGACAAACTTGTTATTTATAAATTTTCTTTGAATGCTGATATATTCTTCTTCAGTTAAAGAAGGATCTATGCTTATCTTTTCATTCTTAAAATCCAAAACTGTTTGGAGTAGAGAATCGTCATCTATGCTCTTCTTCTTTGATGAAATATAAAGCGAAAATAAATAAACACAAACTGCAATTAGATTTCTTGCAGCCTTCTCTCGCTTTGCAAAGTTTGTAATTATATCTTCCTTAAGAATGAAGGAAGGTGCAGGAACATTAGAAATTGTATTGATAAATTCAATGTTGTTGATGGTTATGATTGGGATATAGAATCTTAAATTATTCTTAGACGCATGTACACCTACTACATTATCCTGAACAATAGAAAATGTATAGTCTTTTACATTTTCTATTTTCAAAAAACTTATTGCCTTTTCATAATTCACAGGAACTAACTCAGCAACTGCATCATCTTGAACCATACTTGAAGGCAAGCTATCCATAGGTTGTATGAATAAGCTTGTCCCATCGGTAAAAGACAATACCCTAATCTTTCCAGAAGAGTCGGCTCTCTGACTTCTTATGGGAGTTACAAAAGGATTTTCAACAAGTTTTGTGTTGAGTTGATTGCTATACCTTATAAATATATTATCGTAAATATCTTCAAGAGATTTAGAAATAATATCATCTGTAGGAAAGACAGAAGAGATCTTCTTATCGTTAGGTCTATATCTGCATACAAACTCATAGTGAGGATAAAACAAATTGTCTATACGAGAACCCATTGTCTCGTATAATATGATCGTATACCTATATTTCCTTTTTTGAGTTAACGCATACAAGTTGTTTATATAATAAGGAGAAATAATTTCTCCGTCCAAGTTATCCTTGTTTACTTGGAACACTAATAAATGAACTTGAAATAAATCTTCCAAGGCATCTTGAAGAAGTCTAATATCCAGAAAATTCTCGCTATTTATGAAATTTATAAGAGACTGAACGGAATACTGGTAAGAATTTTGGGAACTTGATCCTTTAGTTATCACCTCTATAATTCTTTTTCTATATCCTTCCAAATATTTTTCTCTATCCTTTTTAGAAAGCTTGTTTATTTGCTCTTCTGTTTGAGATGCTCTTATAATTGCTTCTAGACAAGAATTTATTCCAACAGATACTCCACTTCTAAGATAAGTGTTAGCAGGATCTATTATAGAGAAAAGTTTCTCTACATTAGGAGAAAGAAATCCTACACCTCCAACTGGCATTATTTTTGAAGTCTTGTATATCTTGAAATCTGCCTCCTTCTTCTTTTCCTTTTCCTCTTCTTCTTCAATTCCTTTCTCGTACATTCCTCTCAGAGATTTATCAGACTGAGGAGTTGTAAAACAACAAGGCAGTAAGTATTCAGATAATCTGGTCTTTTTAAGACCTGGATATATAAAACCTTCATCTTTATGATTGTTACAAGAGTAATAATATTGTTCAAACTCATTGTAAAGAGGATATTTCATTATGTCTTCTCCATTTTCTATACGTTCTTCTGCGTCATCTTCGTCTTCTACAATGTAAGGTTGCTTACCGCAAACAGCAGGATAGTTTGTGACAAACACATCGGGTAAGTAATCTCTCAATTTTAATGCTTTCTTTCCTGACTTTTTCATTTCTATCTTTTCAATATTGTCTATTAGTTTGGACTCGGAACTGAAGTCGCAATCAGTATCTTTATACTCATCAAACACTTCCTTTTCATTCTTCTTGTAAATAGCAATCATTTGAGATATACACTCTTTGAGAATAGCAAGAGTGTAGTTATTTTTGGTTTTGAAAGAAATACCTAGGAAAGTGTCACCCAATCTTAAAGGAGTTCCTTTTATAAATCTCTTGTTAGCAGAAGAAACCACTCCGTTTGTTATAGAAAAAGATGTGATGAAATTTTTGTTTTCATTTTCGCTGGGTAGGTAGACGATACTAATTCCTCCCTTCTTGTTTATGGTAGTAAATTGTTCGTTTACTACAAACATCTTGGAAATAAACTCGTCGTTCATAATAATATCCTGCATAACTATTCTGGAAATAGACAAGTTAGGAATATAAAAATCTCCCTTGTAGTATTGAGGTACTATTTCGCAATTTATTTCTGGAACTTGATCTTGGATATTCAGAGCATTTATAATTCGTTCTATTATAACTTCTTCTCTTACTTCCACATTTTGAGATATACCTTCAACCTTGCTGTCAATAGATATTTCCAACTGATTATTTACTCTGGATATATATATGATAGAATAAGAATTAAGAGAATACATGTTGCTTACCGTCTCATTTTTTCTATTGAGAACAAACATGGAAAATCTTTTGTCTAGTTGCTTGGTGAATTCTTCAGGAGGAACAAAGGATTTTAGAACTTTACTGAATCCAGCTACTGATGCAAAAGGCATATCTCTTGATAGACGCAAGTTTTCAAATAACTCCATCTCATCTTTGTAAAAAGGACTAAGAACTATTTTGGAATTGACAAATTTTATTCTTTCTCTTGATATGGAAAGCTTAACTTCTCTAGCAGGTTTTCTGTTTTCTCTCAATAAACTATTTAGCTCGTTTATATCTTTATTTCGGTCATCGGTTTCCTTCATTTCTTTCTTTATTTTGGTTACAAATTGTTCGTATTGTCTTTGAAAGGAGAATAGTGTTCCAAAGTAAGGACTTGATTCTATATAGGAAATAAAAGAAAATACCAAATCTATATTCTCTCTATATAAGTTAGAAGAAGGTTCATCAAACAAGTTTGCATTTTCAGGTTTAGAAAAGAGGTAATAAAATACAGCACCCAATATAAACTTTTCGTCGGTTTCTCCAGATGTTTTGAAGATGAACTCTCTTACCTTTTCAATTATAGTCTGAAAGGATTTCTTCTTTGACAAGAAGATGGTGGATTCAAGAGTTAAAAATGAAATTTTCATCTTGTCAATATCTGTCAAAGCTATCTTTTTTGTTGTTTTATTAAAAGGAACAGAGAGTTTTACCTCTTTCTCTTCTGTTGTAGTGTTGTTGTCTTCAAGCATAAGAAATTTTAGAGGAATATCAAGTTCGCTAGCAACACGAATTTGGATTGTCTCTATGTCATCAATATTGATGTACGGAACCTGTATTGTCTTTTCAAAATCCGTATCTTTATCTATAACAATTTGCTTAGACATTTATTTTACTATAATATATAGTAAAATAAATATATTATTTTTAATTTATTCGTCATAAGTATCAATTATTCTTTGATTGTTAAATAACCAGAAATCTTCACAACCAAACTTAAAATTCCTAATCTTATCCAAATCAGCTTTGTACCATCTAATACAATCCTCAATATCATTGGACTGGGTTCTATTTACAATTACCATGGAGCAGTAATCCGTAGTAAGCTGATCCAACAGACTTTCAAAATCTTTAAGATTATCCACACAAGAAGCATAGTTCTCAAAAAGAGACTTACGATTCTTCTTGTTGGTTTCTCTCAAAATAAACGTATAGTCTATATTTGTTCTAATCACAGGCTTGATATCCAAACAATACTGCAATGACAATATTTGCATCATCTTCCAATGACGGCCATTTTTGTAATAAGACTGAAACAAAGGCTTAGTCAAGATCTTTGGATCATCTGTGCAGTCATCTATAATCTGTATAGCCCAAGGATTAGACAAGTATCTCTTTGCATACTTTTGTCTAACTACAAAATTCTCAAGAGGTTTAAGATCTTTGATATCATTAAAAATAGTAATTCCTGGAAACTTACTGGAATAA